CACGTTCGAGCCGCGCTGCGCGAAGATCTTGAGCATGGCGCCGTAGTACAGCGCCTCTTGAATGTCGCGCGCGATGTCGTTCACCTTGGCCTGCACACCGACGAGGTCTTCGACGAGCCCGTGTCCCATCCAGCCGCGGACCGGGGATGACCAGTGCATGCGGGCGAACGGGAAGCGCGGGCGCGTCCACTTCTCGCGCAGGAGCACCGTGCCACCGCGGATGCAGATGACGTGCTCGCCATCGTCGGCGCCGGGTCCGCTCGGCAGGTGCCACAGCTCGGCGACCTCCACGTGGTCGACGTAGCCGGGGCCGTCGTAGTTGTACATGGTCCACTGATCCATCTGCTCGTAGGTCGCAGCAGCTTGGATCTGGTCCTCGTACTCCTCGAACTCCTCGCACAGCACCTCGCGCGGGTACGGCTTCACCTGCGCGATGGTGCGCGGCGCGTTGTACCGGGCCTCGCGCGGGTCCACGATCAGCTCGTGGCGCGGCGTGCGCTCCACGGTGACGTCGCCGCCGACGCGCACGATCTTGGCGATGCCAGTGCCGCGGATGAGCGCGTCGCGGATGACGTCCGGTTTCATGCGCTCTATGTTCGGCTGGCCAAGCTTGCGGCGCAGCACGCGGCTCGTTCGCTTGGCGAACAGCTTCTCGGTCCAGCCAGCATCGTCGGCGCCGATTACCGGCATCGGTCGGCGCTTGCACAGGCGCGCGGTCGCCGTGTCCACCATCGAGCGCGTTATGTTGAGCGTAGCAGGCGCACTGCGCTGCTGGCGGAGGTAGCCCATCGCAGGCGCCTCCACGCTGGTACCGAGCGGGCGCCCCTCGTAGATTGCCTCGTGGATCAGGTCAACGAGGTGGTCCCACGCCCAGCGCTGGCGCAGGCGGTCGACCCACATCCAAGCGGCGCCCGAGCAAGCCTCGTCGGTCTCAGCGCGCCACCAGCGCGTCGCGAACGGCTTCGTGTCGTCGACATCGCGCTCGGCACGGCGGCGGGCGTAGACGCGGTCTGGCTTCTTGCGCTTGGCCATCAGAATCTCTCACCGTGGAATCGGGGCGACTCCTTGAACACCGGAAGCCCATCCTTCACGTCGTCTGACTTGAAGAACCTGCGCACATGATTTGTGGAGTCGCCATTCCATGGCCATCGTTCCAGCTCGAACTCGCTCACCTTGATGAGTCGCTTCTGCGTCATGCGCAGCCAATCACCGGCCAGCGTGAGAGCCCACGCCGTCGCCTCTCTCATCGATGCCTCCGCCCGAGCGCCGGCTCGTCGTCGTCCTCGGTGATGGCGTCGTCGCCGAGCGCCCGCTTGAGCGCTGGGCCACCGTACGTGGCCAGCAGCGACGCCGCGTCCTCGCGAGTCGGCGCGCGAGGGTCGCCCATCGCGAGGCCAAGGTCCACCAACCCGTCGATCGTGACGTTGCCTACCGTTACCGACGTCGCCGCGAACTTGTTGATGCGAAGCCACGCGAGCAGAGCGCGCGCAGTGACGTCATCGCCAGCCTTGCGAGGTGGCATCACGTCACTCCAGGTGTGCCATCCGACGGCACGCCAGTATTCGCGTTGATCGCGCATGTCTCACTGAAAGAAGAACCCTTGGCCTTCGCCATCGTACGCATCTTGCTCCATTTCCTGCTCCTCGCGCAAGAGCCACTCTTGGCTGCCCTTGGGCGGGATGACTTCGGGCGGCCGGTGCCGGTGGTGGAACGACTCGCGGTGCCCGTACAGGCCCGCGTCGCAAGCGTGGTTCGGCGTGGTGGGATCCTCCACCTGAGCGCCCGAGGCCGAGCGGATCTTGGCCCATCGGTGGACTTTCATCTCGGCGAGCAGCGGCCCGCCCGAGCGCAGCCTGAGCATCCCCCGCCGGATGTCGTTGTTCACCTGCTTGATCGCCATCGCCTTGTTTGTCTTGGTCGCCTCGATGATGGGGATGTTGTAGCGGTCGACCCACTTCTTGCTCCACCCCATCACGGCAGGTTTGCCGCCGCCGCCGGCGTCCGCGGTGACCAGGCCGATCACCGCCTGCGACCGGGCCGAGTTGAGGTGGAGCGCCATCTCGTCGTAGTCGAGTCCCGGCTGCTTGAACGAGCACACCTCGTACAGAATCGGGTCTTGGAGAGACCACGCCCAGATGACGAGCGCGAAGTCGTCGCGGGTGCCGAGGTCCGCGCCCATGGCGAGGAAGTACTCGCGGCGCGCGTCGGCGCCGGGCAAGTCCAGCAGGGCCCGCTTGATGTCGGGGAACCCATCAGGCGCCATCCGCGACGGCGCGTAGCAGAGCTCGTGCTCGAGCACGCTGTGGACCGCGTACACGTAGTTCGCGTCGGTCCGGATCCAGCGCGCGAACCACTCGCGCAGCAGGTCGGGGTCATCAGCGGCCCATCCGTTTTCGCGGATGGCGGCTCCGGCCGTGTTCTCCCAGCGCTCGGACTCCGTCTTGCCGAAGTACGGGTTGTCGACTACCGCGATGGAGTGGACCTCCCACGCTTGCTCGTACTCTGGCGTGGGGTCCTCGCGCGTGACCTCGTAGAAGAGGCCCGCGCAGTCCTTTGACGGGGTGCCGGTGAGCCAGCACTCGCCGCGGTAGTCGACCAGCGCGCCAACCACGACTGCTTTGTAGAACTCCTCCAGGAAACGGAAGTCTTGCGCCTCGTCAATCCAGTAGACGTGCTTGGCGTTGCCACGCTGCTTGCGGAGGGAGCGCTCGTCGTCGGCGCCGAACAGATTGATGCGTGAGCCGTTGGAGAACTCGAGCGCCAGATCTTGCTCGCGAACCTGAACGTTGATGCCGCCGAGGCGGTAAGCCACGACGTTGCCGATGTCCACCAGCTTCCCGAACTGCTCGAGGAGGTCAACAAAACCGCTCTTGGTATCCGAACGCCACGCGCGGTCACGGGCCTCGTTGCGGGTGCTGGCGACGTAAGTTCCGCGCCATCCAGGTACCTCAAGAGCACGAGCAACGAACTCTCTACAGCCACCTGTGGTCGCTCCTGATCGGCGGGTCTTACGGGTCGCGCGTCGCTTGTGCTTCGACGTGAAGAACGCGCGTTGCTTGTCGTAGTAGAGTGCACGTAGCTCGGCGATCAGCAGCCGCGCAGGCAGTGCCGTCGACCGCTTGGCCTGCTGCGCCTTGCGGTGCGCGATGAGCGCGCGGGCTCGATCATCGTCCACGCCAGATGCTACTCCGTCGGCACCGGCGCGGCGACCTTGGACAGCGCGTTGACCGCCTCGGCGTAGCGCTTGGCCGCTTTCTCCTGCGCGGTGCGAGCGGCCACTAGTTCGCGGGCTGCGGCGCGGAACTCCAGGTAGGCAACACGCTCGCCGTCCGAGATACAGTCCACCGCACGGATGGTCTGCGGCGGGAAGCCGAGCCCCTCCTGGATGCGGATGTGCTCGATGTCGTGCTCGGTGAGTTGCGTGGTGATCTTGGCGTCGCGATCGAGAACGCGGGCAGGCTCACCGTTCACCCCCTTGCGCCAGTCGGTGGTTCGTTGGTCGTCGCTCATGAGTCCTCCAGCTTGGCAGCGGCCCGCAGCAGCCCGAACGCCAGCACACGAGCTTCACGAGCAGATGACCGGAACAGGATGATCCTGCCCTCCTTGTAGATGTTGAGGACTCCGTCAACCGGATCGATGGCGGCTGATGCATCCGCGTCGCATCGGAGCGCCCTGTGCATCGCGGAGTCGTGGTCGAAGCAGGTCACAGCTTCGCCTCCTCGTCGTCCTCGATGTAGACGATGTTCGTCACCGGAACCCGGCGTCGACGGCCATCAGTGCCGATGACGTGGACCCAGTTGCCCTTCTCTTGCACGTCGATCTTGCGGTGCTTGTCGCTGCCGCGCGACCAGTAGCTGATCGACCCGTCGCCACCGACGGCAACAGGGTCACGGAACTGCACGAACTTGACTGCCATCACTGCTCCTTCGCCGAGCGCGCAAGACGCCCTTGGTACCCGTCGACTCGGTTCTGCCGGCTCTTGGCGCATCGCGCTCCCGTGGGCCAGCCGTAGACGATGCACGTCGCTGGCTCGCGATCGCACCAGCGGCATTGCTCGTCACTCATTGCAGAGGCTCACCTTCCTGCGCGGACTCTTCGACTTCGCAGTCACAGACGCATTCATAGTGGCATACGCAGTCGCACTCTTCGTCATCGTCATCCGAATCAATGGGTCCATCGGCAATGGACGCATCGACCACATCCTGAGCCGCCCTGAACGCAGCAGGGAACTGTTTCGCCCATCGTGTCGCGAGTAAGGCTCCGAGACACAGCAGAGTCGCGATTCCGCATGCTGCTCCTAGAGCAAATGACGACCAACTCACGCCGGCCCCTCATCGTCAAGCTCGGCCAGCACATCCGGCGGGGCGTCGCGCAGGTCGTGACGAGCGCGCGCCCAGTCGTCGACGTTCTTGTAGACCGAGTCGGGCAGTGCCGTGCTCTGCGGCTGCATCGCGAGCAGGGGGCGGCCATCCGCCCCGGTGAGCCCAGTGTCGCGCGGCAGCTCGAGCACCGTGCACAGGCACTCTGGCTCGCGCAGGATGAGCACCACGACATCCTTCGCCGTGTCGCTCGGCATCGGGAACGGGATGCCAGCCGAGCGCGGGAACGCCACGACGTCGCCGACCTTGAGCGAGATCGGGATTAGCGTGCCATCGGGACCGATGCGACCGACGCCGATCGCCATCACCTCACCGAAGCCGTACTGGCGCTTGCCGCGGGCGATGTCGGGGACCAGCAGTCCGCCGGAGGTGACGGGCGACTCGTCGTCGATGGGCGCGACGAGGATTCGGTCAAATAGTGGCTGAAGTCTCATCCCAGGAATCTCCCCAGCGGCACATAGTCCGCCTTGTGCTTGACGAGCAACTCGCGCTCGTTCGGTCCCTTGTACGTGTACACGATAGCCGAGTCCGCCTGCAAGCCTTCCATCGCGGCGTGCAGCAAGCTCCGCGCGATTCCGTGGAGCCGCATCTCGTGGCCATCGTGCTCGCGGCGCACATAGACGTAATGAAGCACCAGCGTGCGCGGCGGCATCTGCGTGTAGCAGATCCACCCGAGAATCGTGTCCGGCTGCGCGGCCAACGCAGCCACCCGCACGCTCACATCGGCCCTGTCGAGCAAGGTATCGACGTCGGCGCCGTTGCGCATGAAGAACCCCTGCCGCGGATGACTTCGGTAGCACGGGGCGTGGGCGAGCGACTTGAGCCACGTCGACGTGATGTACGCTTGGTCGGTGGCGATGCCGCGGCGGATGATGAGGCCGTCGATCACTTCTTCCACATCCTCCCGTCATGCACGCGTTGATGCATGACCTGTAGAGCGTACCCGACGACGTTGCCGCGGATGGACGTCATGAGCGGCCCCGCCAGCCGAAGGAACTCGGTCTCCGACTGCACGCGCAGGGCGGTGCGGAACGGCGAGCCGTCGTCCGTCTGCTGGTAGCTGAGCGCGACGTTGGCCGCGTAGATGATGGCGTCACGGCTCACCGTCGTCGGCTCCAACCACCAGCGCGAAGTTGAGCGCTAAGTACAGTGCGAGCTCGAACCATCTCATCGGCACTCCTTCGGGATCTGCGGAACCCCATGCGATGACCAGCTCGCGCGGTTGGTCACGATCATCCACAGGATGCGCCACAGCGGCATCTTGACTGGAACGCTCACAGGCCCGCCGCCTTCCTCGCCTTGTCGAGACCGCACGAACAGTGCCGGTCCGCCGATGTCCATGCGCAGCGGAAGTCGTGCTCCGCGAACGCCGCGACCTTCTCGAGCGCAGCGATCCGCTTCATCGCCTCCGCCAACGCCACCGAATCCGGGCACACGAAGTCGCCTTCGACCGTGACGCCATGGCGCCAGCGTTCCAGTTCGCGTGACAGGCTTTCCGCGACCTCCTTGGCCACGCCGAGATTGATGCGGTGGTGTTCCGTCTCGCGCTTTGACACCTCCAGCGCATCGAGCAACTCGTACGCGATCCCAATGGCGACGCTGCCGTCCATCCCGCAATGATCCAGTCGGTTGCGTCGCTTCTTGACATCCTCGTCGGTCACGGCCTCGCCTCCATCCGCACGAGTACCATCAGCAGCTCGGCGCGCAGGTCGTCCGCGATCTCGAATAGCCCGTTGAGCCACTCGCGGATGACTTCGAGCAGGACGACGGAGGCGACACGGAGCGCGAAGGTCATGGCGCAACCTTCTTTCTGATCGAGAAGCGCAGCGTCGTCAGATCGTATCCGCGCGATTCCAGCTCGGCGGCCATGTGCTTGTCGTCGGGCCACTTCATACCCTCGAAGTAGTACGAGAGCATGCCGCCAGTCGGGCCCGTGCCGTCATAGAGTAGCGCTCGCTCGCGCTTACTCCATCGCACGGACAACTCGGGCTTGCCTCGCTTCATGGCGTCGGCTCCGGGTGGGCGGCAAGGAACAGAGCGGCATCGCAGTTACAGCCTTCGTCGGCGCACCGAGTCTTGCGGCGCAGGAGCCGGATCGCTTCGTCTCGCTCGGCAGCGACAGCGATGAGCCCGTCGCCGAAGTCATTGCCGCGCTTGATCGCGATGCCGAGCGCGATGTCCATTCCGTCCACCTTCGCGACCGCCGCCGACAGATGGCACTCCATCTGCCTCGCCTCGCTCAGCAACTGGTCGCGTTCCGCCCGCAACCGCTCTACCTCGTCGGCGAGTGCCGGGACGAGCGCGCGGGAGGCGGCGATGAACTCGGCGTCGTCATGGGTACGCTTCGAGCCAGCGATCTTGCCGTCGCAGAAGATGGAGCCAACAACCGGCCGAACATCGTCCCAAGACTTGATCGACACCCCGCTCATCGATACCCGCCACGGCCCCGGCGTCGCAGCATTCGCCAGACGTCGCGCTTCGGCCGTGTCGACATGATCCGGCCGCTCATCGCCAGTCACAGCACCAACTCCAGCGCCTCGATGTCGGCCTCATCCAGCTCGCCGCTCACGTCGCGCTGCTTGAGCAGGCTCGTCTCACGAAGCGCCCCCTGTTGCAGCTTGCGCGCACGGCGTTCGATAAGCGCACGGCGCTTGCGCATCACCTTGAGCCGGCGGTCGCGGTTGACGCCACCGGGGCGTTCGGCCATGTCTGCGGATAGGAACGTGGGCATTACAGCTCTCCCCTGTCCCTGATCCGTCGGATGGCACCCGGGCTGGTCTCAAACAAGCGAGCCGCCGCCTTGATACCCATGCCGCTGTTCAGGCACTTCAGGATAGCGCCACGCCTGAACCTCTGGTTCTCCTTGCTCCCGATCTTCTTGTTCCCTGCATCGTTCAAGATCACAGCTCTCCTCCTGTTGGCTGTTCTGTCGCATCAGCGGCGATGGCGCCGCGCTCAAGCAATAGCATTTGGAACTCCGACTCGGGCATCGACCGCAGCGTCTCGCGGGCCAGCTCGAGCAGCTCGGCCTGGAACTCGGCGTCGCTCAGCGGAGGGGAGTTGGTGGAAGCCAGCTTCGCGCGCTCACGTTGCTCCCTCAGCAGGTCGCGAACGCCAGCGGCGTGGACCTTGACCGACTCCAGTACCTCGCTAGGGGTCACGATCTCTCGCTCGATCGGCGAGCCGTCCTTGGTGACGCCGACCACCTCGCGCACCACGAGTTCCTCTTCGTGAGCCTGCAACCACCGGCGAGCTCGAAGCCCGACACGGCGCAGCAGGTGGACCGATCGCTCGGTTTCCACCTCCAGAGCTGGGCGCTTGATCCGGACGCCTCCAATCTCCTTGGACGCTACGGCAACGATCCCTATTGTGCCGGTTGCCTGAGACACCTGAGCTACTTTGGTATCACGGTGGCGCGCTGCGGCGCAACTGGCTTCCCGTGGTGCGCCTCGTCTGGCCGGTTGTCGCGATCGGCGAACGCATCGATGCTGCGCTCGTCGGCGATGCACATCCAGCACGGCTCAGCGCGCGTGAACGACTCGCCATGGCGCTCGCAGTAGTCACTCACTTCGCACCAATCGACCGCATGAATGTCCGCTGGCGGTTCTGCTCCTTCTCGACTTGGATGGTGCAGCGCAAGCAGAGCTCGGGCAGCGGACCCCGCGCCGTCGTGTGCATCCACTGTCGGCCGCAGAAGCCGCACCGACATTCGCGCTCGAGCGGCAGCGGTTCGAAGCCAGCGCGGACCAGCCGATGATACGCAGTGTCGTACGCCGTCCTCGTCGACGGGAAGCGGCCGACGCGACTCACGCCGCGCCTCCGTTCAGTAGCGCTGCGATGTCGCGCTTCCGCTTCGCCTTCTTGGGAGGGTGGTGCTTGGGACACCAGTCAGCTTTGTGTCGCCGGAGCCAGCCGAGCGACTTGGCTTGCTTCCAGGCAAACGACCTCATGGAACCACTGCGATACACCGCGTCGCAACCGTCGTGGTCGCAGCGAACGGTGCAGATGGTCATGTGTTCGCTTCTCATTCCTCGAACTCCTCTCTCCGATCCATCTCGAGTTCCTCTGGTGTAGATTTGACACTACCAATCCGGTCCAACACGGCGCTGAGCAGTCCGCCAACCGGCACAGAACCATTGAGTTCTCGATACTTCCGTGTTGCTGGCAACTCGGCGACCAGCGATTCGACTCGACCATCCTGCGCTATCTTGTCGTAAAGGTTGACGAATTGCGACCGCCAGCTCACCATGTCTTCCACTTCCGACTGGCAAAACTCCACCCACCCGAGGCGTCTGATGACGTACGCCGTGATCGGGTCATCGAAGCTTGGGCGTCGGTTCATGCCGTATTTGCGCACCGCTGGCAGCAGGTCGCCCCAAGCGTCGGCGCCGTGCCGCTTGGGGCCATCCGTGGTCACAAGGACGGCGTCTCGAATCTCGGCGATTGTTGGTAGCAGGTTTGAGTACCTATGCGTGGCAATCACGCGTTGCACGGCTGCCATTGCCGCCAGAGGCTCTAGATCGCCCAGCATGAGGCGATAAGTTGCCATGGTGTCTGCCTGCTGGGATTCAGAAAAGCCGCGTAGCGCGCCAGGGAAGGCTGTTACGAGCAAGGTCACGAGCTGCTGGGCTTGGATGTCAGTCATCGGCGAAGCCTTTCCTCTTCGATGAGTCGGTCAAGCTCGCGCATTGCCACACCTGTGGGGTTCGCACCTCCATTCGCCCCGTTCGGCTTCGAGAACCTCAGCGCGTTGTGGCACCACGTGCGCCAAGCCGCAGACCAGTCAGCCATCGTGCTTCCGCGTGCCTGGTGGTGGTCCCGAAACCTCTGGGCCTCCGACTCGTACGAGAACTTACGGTCAAGCTTGGAGGCGTCCGGGACGAAGTCGGCTGGGAGCTGGGTCTTGCGCTTGGCTGGCGAGCGCGGAGCGCGACCCTCTCCCTCTGACTCTGGGATCTCTGCTTGAGTAGTAGTCTCAGCAGAAGCAAGAGCGGGAGAAGTAGCAAGAGCAGGAGGGCAGGGTGGAGCTAGTGGCTTGCTAGGCTCTTGCTTAGCTCCGCTCTGCCTCTTGGCAGCTTTTGCAATACCGCCTTTTTGTGCGTTTTTCCTTAGCTTCCTGAGCCACTCGATGCGGCCCTTCGTGCCCTTGATGCGAAAACCGCCAGGAACTTGCTCGCCAAGGTCTGACTCCACCAGTCCGCGAGCTCCGTCCGGACCTAGCAACGAGCACACGATCGACTCGGGCAGCACGTAGATTCCCAGCACCGTGCACTGCCTCCAGAGGCGGGCCATCTTGCCCATGGCATGATCTTGGTCTGCCAATTGGCAGACCCTTGCTAGGACTCCGTATCGGAGGTCGCTGAAGGCTTCCTCTTCGATGCGCACTGCCGCCACGTCATGCCATCCCGCGCAGCATAGATTCCCATGCGAACCACTCCTTGGCCTTGACTCCGGTAGCCGTCTCCAGAACGAAGGCGAAGTACAGACTCGGAGTAACGCGCCCTCGCTCCCATAGGCACCACTGAACGTTTGTGGTTCCAGCGAGCTTCGCAGCCTCGATCTGGGTCAACTTCCGATCGCGTCGCCACTGGCGCAAGCGCGCCGGGGCTCCTTGCTTTGGTCGTTCCATGTTCTCATGGTGCGCCTGATTTTAGAAAAAGTCAAAACGAAGTGGACAACCATCCCGCTCCGATGTATCGTCTCATCATGCTGAACGAAGAGACCCACGTCCCGATCCACCCCGCCCGCCCGTTCGTGCGCCTCACCCACGCCCGGGTCATCGCCGAGGCCAACGATGCCATCGGTCGCCCGCTGCACATGGAGTACATTTGCAACGGTTGCACCGACGAGTGCGGTCTCGAGGTCGATGACAGCGAGCCCGAGTGGCTCCCGCTCACGTCGATCGATCGCGACCTGCTCACCGACGAGAAGTGCTTCGCGTGTCTCGCCAAGGATGGAGACATGAGCGAGTCGCAGGTGGGCTGGACGAACACGCGGTACCGCGCGCACCAGAACTTGGAGGCCAAGTGAGCAAGTCCATCATCACCATCGCCGACTTGACGGCGTGGGGAAGCTGCTACACGCAGCAAGGGAACACGTCGCAACTTCTCGCGTGGTACCCTACCGGTGAAGTGGAAGCGCGTGACCTTGCTGTAGACTCGCGCATCTCGCTGAGCGAACGTCGGTGGGCAATCTCACGAGCGCTTGCGCATCGCGACCGCAAGTCGCTGGTTGCATGGGCGAACGACAGCGCAGCGATCGCAAAGCTGGCAGGCGGACACGCCGCCTACGCCTACGCCTCCGCCTCCGCCGCCTCCGCCTCCGCCTACGCCTCCGCCGACGCCGCCGACGCCGCCGCCTCCGCCGACGCCGCCGCCTCCGCCTCCGCCTACGCCTCCGCCGACGCCGCCTCCTACGCCTCCGACGCCGCCTACGACGCCTACGACGACGCCTACGACGCCGCCCGCTCGAAGCGATACGAGCTGGTCATGACCGAGCGCCTGCTCGCCGGTGCGATGTACCTGGAGGACCTGTGACCGCCGAAACCGCGACCGGATCGCCGGTGTGCAAGCCAGCAGATGATGCGTTCCATACCCCGCGCCGCTCGCGCAATCCTGCGCTGTGCGTGCCCACCGAGACCGTCGAGCAGCACGAGGCCGTGCGGGCGTATCTGATGGGCAAGGGGCTGCTGTACGTGGGAGAACTGATGGCCTTCCAGAAGGAGATCGAGGGATGACCCGCGAGAACATCATCAAGACGATCCGCGCCAGCGTCGCGAAGTACCTCGGGCGCGAGACGAAGCTCAGCGAGCTGTTCATCAACGCGCTCGGGCTGGCGATCGCGAACGACGCTGCCGACGGGCTGGAGTTCCTGCTCGACGAGGAGCGGTCCACGCGCAAGGCTGAGATCCTGGCGAAGGTGCAGGAGGCGACCATGTGGCAAGCGACCGGCGGATGTATCGATCCGGAATTGCCGCCGCCAGATCCGGAGTACGTCGCGAAGGTCATCAAGGATATTCGAGTGCATGACCTCAACGGCGGCAGCTTCACGCTTCCGATGTCGTCCACCGTAGACTCCGCGCAGGCGCGCGAAGCAGCCGAGATGGTCGGCTGTGACTTCGGCGAGTCGCTCCTGCCCGCTTGCCCAGGTTGTGCAGAGCTCGAGCGCCAGGGGCTCGACGGGCTGTGCATCGACTGTGCTGGCAGGAATGCGGGGTCGTGGTGAGCACCGAGAACTCAGGGAGCGGAAACGGATGCACACCGGCTGCACAAGAGCCGGCGCCGGCTGTTTGGGTGGATGGTCGATACGGGTCCCAGACGCTCGACCTCGGCTTGTTCAGCCTGATGGTCGACTGGGCGACCACGCGATCGCCGTCCGGCTACGTCTGGTCATCGTCGACCGGGCATCGGAGCCGCAGCGATCTGCGCTTCGAGTCCAGCGCGAAGGCAAAAGCGAGTGCCGAGCAATGGGCCCGCAAGGCGATGCGTAAAGCGCTGGCGCTGCTTCCCGTGCCGATCAAGCCAGCAGTTTAGGAAGTCGCCGCCCCTGTCACGGTTGTTCAGTGGTTACGCGGTCAACTCAGCGAAAGGAGAAACGGTGGAGAACGACGAGAAACGCGACGAATCGGGATCTCGGTGTCCAGATGGTGAGCGCCTGCCGAGTATGACCAAGGTGACTCCATGAAGATCCAGCTTCCAGATCTCGACTTCACGAGCGAGTCGATTCACAAGAACCGCGACGCCATCAAGTATGCGCGCGCCTCGTACCTGGGCGCGATCAAGGCGCTCGACGGTCTACAGAAGGCGAACGAGGGGCTGTGCGACCATTCCAGGAAGGTCAGTTGCTACGATCCCGGGTATGCGGGCGGCGGCTACAGCCACAGCGAGTGCCCCGACTGCGGAGGACACCTGCCGTGACCACCGCACCCATCCTCGAGCTCGCGCGCGCCGCGCTGGAGGATGACCGGCGCGCGACGCCGGGGCCGTGGACGTGTCGTCATCTAGCTTGGGTCGATGATCGCGCCGCGGACGACGGCGGGGAATTGGAGTTCTGCGACGTACCCGAGATCAACACGATTCCCGGCAGCGACGGATATTACTCGGGGCGTGATGACTGCGAGGCCATCGCCGCCGCCCGCACCCGCGAGCCGGCCCTCGCGCGGTGGATCGTGGAGATGCTGGGCGCGCGGTCGACTCCGCTGCGAGTCAACAACCACGACCGTATCGTCACGATCGAGGAGCACGCGCCGAAGATGGACGGTTCGCACGTGCTGGCGCGGCTGTCGTCTCGGCAAGCACGTGCGACCGCGGCCGAACTCCTGCGCGCCGCCGACGAAGCCGAGGAGAAATGATGCCCGCCGATCGTGTGCAGAAGGACATGATCTGCCGACTGCTCGCCGAACTAGTCGAGGTCGATCCGGCTCGCGTTCGTCGCATCTTGAAACGCTTCCAGTTCAAGATGGGCGACGTCTCCTTCATGGTGACCGACGGCGACGACAGGGGCCGGTTCTGGACCGAGGTGTGGCACTGGCCATGGGAGCGAGACGGGGCAGTCGACGAAGCCGAGGCGAAGCGATGAGCCTAGAATCGGTCAGCGAACGCGGATGATTGCGCTAGCCCTGTCGGGATGAGAATGATCAGCGTTCCACGTCCGGTCATGCCATTCAAACACCTCGCCATTCGACTGGATGCACGCCGGACGCTTGCCATTGGGGCCGCGCACCTGAACGATCGTGAGCGCCGAGTAGTCGGCGACGGTCCA